TGTCCTATAAGTATTATCAGTCCGCCTGTTGTCCTGACCTCGCTGTTTGCGGTGCCTACAGAGAGGGTGTTTGCGGTTACACTGCGGCAGCCCCAAGTTTCCCGCCATCCCCAAGTTTCCCGCCATCTCCAAGTTTCCCGCCATCTCCAGATTTCCCGCCATCTCCAAGTTTCCCACCTGCATGTCCAAGTTGTGGAACCATAGGACCATGCTGTAATTCCTGTGTCTCTCTTAAAAACGAGTATGCATGCATCTAGAACAATGGTTAGAATTGAATCAATGGATGCAAAAAAGAAAAAATACAGATTGTACGCACCTAGAACAATGGTTAGAATTGAATCAATGGATGCAAAAAAGAAAGAATACGGATTATGAGTGATAACAACAATGGGGCTTGGCAAGATCTAACCGGCACCCATCAAGAACTATCCTTTGCAGACTGGGCGGCGATGGAACATGTGCATGGCGAGTTTGGTGAACCTGGCTTTACGCAAACAGTACGCCCAATGACTGCTAAGCATATGACTGGTATTGAAGGTCCTGTAGAGGCAACATGGACTTTATATCGTGGAGAAAACGGAGCACTGCTTGGTGCCCATGCTCGACACATCGTTAACGGTGTGCAAAAACCAATTTTCATAATTGTTCACCCAGATCATCAACGTCAAGGTATTGGGACGATGATGACTAACTATATAATTTCTAAATATGAAGAAGAACACGGCACCGATTTTTCTTATGAAGAAAGTTGGGGAACAATGGATCCTTCTTTCATTACTGCGCCGACTGCTAATTTTGTTAATAAATACGTCAAGAATGTATACGAGCAATAAGCGGTACTATAAAGGAAAACAACATGACAGCGTGGGAAGAATATAAAGCCAAATTAGGGACAACACGTCCATGGGATATCGTCAATCCACAAATCCCAAAAGCAGATGAAGAACTTGCCAATAAACGACTTGACATCTGCCACGATTGTGAGCGCTTAATAAAAGCAACAAAACAGTGCAAAGAATGCGGCTGCTTCATGGCACTCAAAGTAAAACTCCAAGGAGCGGTTTGTCCACTGGGTAAGTGGTGAAGTGCTTCTTTCCGTAGATTCTTTTATTAAAGAAGATGAAAGACTTGAATTGCTGTGTGTTGCGCATTACGCATCCAAGGACGATTGGTCGATAAATACAGGTGGCGGTGAATACTGGATAGGGAATAGATATCCGTTTGAATCCAAAATATTTGACAAGTTAAATAACAGAATAAAATTATATTTTTTCGAATATCAAACAATTAGCCCATTTTGTTCAATTCAAAGAATTGAAGCGGGGGCGGGCATGGGAGAACATTCAGACAATTACAATAAAACGTGCAATTTTGGGTGCGTTGTTTATTTGAACGATAATTTTGATGGCGGGGAATTGGTTTACCCGAAATTAAACAAAACCATAAAACCAATTGCCGGAAGACTTATCGTTCATTCTTCCGAAGAACCACATTTAGTAAATACAGTTCTGAATGGAACGAGATTTTTTTTGTCTTCGTTTATTTATGGGGATGAAACAAAAACAGCAAAATTAGTGAACAATGAATGAATTAAATACAGAACTAACTCCGCCAGGATATTGGGGAACCGAACCATCTGAGATACGAATATATAAAAATATTTTAAACAAGGAAGAGAACCAAGAAATATATAGATACTCACAATGCAACGATGACTGGCACGGGGTTGATGGCGACTTATATTGGGCGGAAAAAGTTCACAAAGACATAACCGAAAACTATACAAAACAAATTATCGACATACTGAGTCAAAAAATTAAAAATATTATGAGTCTTGACATGAAAATAAAAATAAAAACAGCATCTATACCAATAGTCAGATGGAGGCTTGGCGATTGGCAGCCACCGCACGCAGATAAACAAGAACTAGATGGAAGTACAAATTGTTGTCCAAATTATGATGTTTCTTCAATATATTATATAAATGATGACTATTTGGGCGGCGAAATACATTTTCCAAATCAATCTATTCAAATAAAACCCCAAAAAAATACTCTTATAATTTTCCCCGGGGACGTGTTCTATACTCACGGGGTAACCGAAGTTACCAAAGGGACAAGATACACCGTCCCAATATTTTGGAAAGTGACCGAAATTCTATCATGATTGCAGAAGAACTTTACCCAAAAATTATAGTGTTTCATAACGCACTAAAAAATCCAAAAGAATTTGAAAAAATGATTTCCAATGATTCGGGATACGTAAATAAATGGACGCAGTGGTATAGCCTCGGAGAACAAACCAACTTTACAACATACAAAAATGTTTTAAGTAATAAATTCCCATCAAAAGAAGAATGGGATGAAAATTTTAAAAGCATAGAGAACCCGGCAGCGCTAGAAGCCAGCAAACTTTTTTTCGATGCCACAAAACACTATGTTGACAAATATGAAGTAAATTTGCCGAATTGGTCACACTATAGTCCACACATACTTAGCCATATAGCAAAAACAACCGACAACCAACTTGCCATGCAATACCACACTGATTACATCATGTCGCAAACAGAAAATCCTGGCTACAAGTTTTGGATAACCGCCTTGCTTTATATCAACGACGACTATGAAGGTGGAGAAATAGCGTTCAAAGTTTTTAAAAACAAAACAGAAGTAATAGACCACGATAATTTTGATCATTTTAAATATAAACCAAAAGCCGGAGACCTGCTTATTCTCCCTGCACATCACCCTTACTACCATGGCGTTTTGAAAACAAAAACGAACAAAAAACTATTTGTTCGTCTATTTTGGGGGTACGAATACGACGGCAGCAATAATTGGCGAGCCAATGAACAAAAATACGGTAAGGAAGTATGGGCTGATATGGAAAAACAAAGACTTGACGAAGAATTTAGAACATCCAAATGGATGATGGGTTCCGTTGAGGAACTATGAACTTTAATTATTTAGGAAACCCCGACCTTGCAATACGTGTTTACAAAACCAACCTGAACCAATCATTGTCCACAAAACTAAATATGTGCTTACAAAATGAGCAATCATGCAATAAATGGTCACTGGCTTTGGTTGGTTATGAACAAACACCAGATTCAAGTTACAGGAATTGTTGGGATTTCAAAATAAATGACTCCCTCCTGGAGGGTGCACAGCAAGAAATTGTGGATGTTTACGAAAAAACCACTGAGGAAATAAGAAGATGCGTTGATGACTATTCGCAAACCTACAACATCAGTATGAAATTTATGGAAGCCGTAAATTTTGTTAAATACGAAACTGGAGAACATTTTTCCTATCACACTGACCACGGGTTTCATTATGTTTGCACGGTGTCAACGGTGGCTTATTTTAATGATGATTACCTTGGCGGGGATCTTCATTTTGATAAATTTGATTTAAAATTAAAACCGGTAGCAGGAGATGTTATTGTGTTCCCGTCATCTTTTATGTATAGCCATGCAAGTATGCCGGTTTCGGATGGAACTAAATACGCTGCCGTAACTATGTTTGACTATGACAACAGTTACAGTAGGTGGAGAGCGTCAAACTCTGGTGCTAGTTAATGTTCGACTACAATGGTGCTAATCATAAAGCAAACGGGTACGCAATTTAACTTCTACTTTTCAAACTCTAGCCACGAAGTAAGGATGTATTTTGCGCCCGTAAGTGGTGGGTTGCCCCTATGCATGTGCGTATAGGCGGCTGGTGCAAGCACTAGACGCCCCTGAGAAGCCTCTACACGAGCGGACTGATACAGGAACTCTGTCTCGCCACCAGACTCAACATCGTTGAGGTAAAGAATGATAAAAGCAAATCTTCGCCCTGTCTCAATATTGGCGTGTTCGCAATGCCAAACGTGGTAGCCACCCTGAGGAAGTGTTTTTTGTATTTTAATTGTCGACAAAACTGGTGTTGACACCGATGAAACCATTTGCGGATGCTTCGCAAGATACATTGGGTAGCACTTGCCCCAGAATTGCTCTAAGAATTCATGTACACACTCATCACTCATTGATGGGTCTAGTAAAAGTTCTCTCATTGCTGGCTCGTTGCCTATGATTACCGAAAAATCCTGTTTGTCCGATGTGTTTCTTTGAAATGCAATCTTTGAGCGATACTCATAAAAATCAATAAACTTTTGGCACAACTCTGGTGAGAAAAAATTATCCCACACACCTATGTGGTCGCCCTCTGAATATTGTTCTTCTTTGGAATTAGAACGGTATAAAACTGACACTTTTTAGTTTCCCCCCTACTTGGTCGGTTACGTCAAATCCAATTGTCGTACGGAGGCCAGAAAAACTTTCTAACACCTCAACTTTATGAAATACGCCGCCTTCTCCAAAATAAATTTGACCAGGTTTGTTTTCTACCTTGTACTCTGAACCATCTTTGGGGTTCCTGAAAACAGTATTTGTTTTTTGGGGGTCAATACAGATATATCCATGCCACGGCCAAGCATGGTCGTGCCAATCAAGCACTGTGGCTTCTGTATGCACATTTAGCCATGCCTGCATCCATAACGGCTTATCGTATCCAAGGACGTCTCTAACTCTATGTTGCAACTCTGCGTATAGGTTATAAAAATTTAAATCTAAGGAAAGCAAAGAAAACAGGTTGTAGTTTGCGTGGTTGGTTGTCATTTCGTGGTCGCCAAAATTGTCATGGTATTTAAAACCAGCAAAATCAATTGATTTTCTTATTTCTTCTAGGTTGTCAACAATTAGTGACGATGTCTCAAGAAATATCACAAAAGGTTATCCTTTATCTCTTTTAGTACAATTTTTCTCATTGGCGAGCGGTCAAATATTTGGTATCTCTTAAGTAGGCTGGGAGTAAATTTTTTATTTCTTGTGTTTATTGCATCAGCAACAATTTCTTTAAGTTTATGGGTTGATTCAAATCTTTGAAACTTTATT